GAGGCTTGTCAGCGTCTACTGTAGGCCGTGACGCTTTGTTTAATGCTATTATTCAAAGTGCTCTACCTATGGCTCAGAGCAACGCACAGGCCCTACAGCAGCGAGCACAGCAGAACCTTAGTAATCAACAACAAGCTAACTTAGCATCTGCTCAGAATACTATGACTGTACGTATGCAGAACCTTGCTAATCGTCAAACTGCTGCTTCTCAAACAGCTTCTATGGCACAAGAAATTAAAGTACAGCAAGGCAGCTTTAAGCAGCAAGCAACTATTACTTCAGCGCAGCAAGAACAACAAACTGAGATGGCTACTTTTCAAGCTGCTCAACAGAAAGCACAACAAGAGTCTGCACAGCGTCAACAAGCTGCTATAGCTGAATTAAATACTAATGCTCAAATGGATCTAGCAAATCTACAAGCCATGAATGCTGCTGATTCCGAAAGCATGAGTGCTGAGCAACAAGCCCGTTTAACTGGTTACAATGCTCAGATTGCTAAGGTTATGCGTCAAGCAGACTTAAAGCAAGACATGGAAAAAGCCAACTTAAACTCTTCTTTACAGTTGCGACTTGCTAATTTATCAGAAATGAATGCCGCTGCTAAAGATACAATGACAGTAGAAAACCAAGAAGAGCTAACTAACCTACAGACTCTTGTAGAGTTTAGAAAAGGAGATGCACAGTTTGCTCAACAGATGGATATGGCTAACATGTCTAATGAGCAGCAAATGGAATTGGCTATGTTGCAAGACAGAGCTGCTAAAGATTCTGCAAACTTTACAGCCGACAACCAGTTTAGGATGCAAGAGCTTAATCAGAAAGTAGCTAGATCAGTAAGACAAGCTGAACTTAATCAGCGTATGGAAGAAGTAAATCTTGATTCTAAATTAAAAATAGAACTGTCTGAGTTAGCTGAAAAGAATACAACTTCTAGAGCTAACATGACTGCTGAACAGCAAACAAGATTAGCTAACTTAAATGTCTTAGTAGACTTTAGAAAGACTAATGCTGCTATGGCTCAACAAATGGATCTGGCTAATTTAGGTAACGAGCAACAAATGGAGCTTGCTAACCTAGCTGAAAAAGCTGCTACAGATTCAGCTAATATGACTGCTGAAAACAGACTTAGATCTGAAAAATTAAATCAGTATGTTCAAACTATGTCACAGAATGAACAGTTACTACAGCAAGCAGATCTTGCAAATCTTTCTATGGAAGAAAAGATTTCTTTAGCAAATCTTAGTGAACAAAATAAAGCAGCTTCTGAAAGTATGAGTGCTGAAAATGTAGCAGAGTTGCAGCGTTACGAAAAACAGATGGGTGCAGCACAGCTTAATGCTAATTTAGCACAGCAAATGGGCTTGGCTAATCTTAGTAACGAGCAACAAGCATCTATGTTTAATGCTCAAATTGATGCTAACTTAGATATGAAGCAGTTTGATGCTAATCAACAAATGGCTATGGCTAATAGTCAGTTTATGAAATCAATGACTGTAAAAGATTTTGATGCTAGACAACAAGAAGCTATGCAAAATGCTACAGCTTTAGCATCTATGGATTTAGCGGCTGCTGATCAAAGAACTAAATTAGCTATTACTAATGCTCAAAACTTTTTAAAAATGGACATGGCTAACTTAAATAATGAGCAGCAAGCTTTAATTATGGATCAACAGTTGTCACAACAAAGATTACTTTCTGACCAATCTGCTGAAAACATAGCTAGGCAGTTTGGTGCTAAATCTGAACAAGATGTAGATTTGTTTATGGCTAACATAGCTAAAGAAATAGAACTTACTAATACTGCTGCTATAAATGGTATGAAACAGTTTAACGCTAATTCTAAAAATTCAGCAGAAGCTAGAGATGCTAATCGTTTATCAGACTATGAAAAGTTTAATGCTAGTATGAAACAAGACATGTCTAAGTTTAATGAACAAGCAAGAAATAATAGAGATGCTTTTAATGCTACTAATGCGGCAGCAGTTGAAGCAGCAGATATAGCTGATAAAAGACGAAGAAACGAAATAGATACAGCAACTACCAATGCTATTAATATGCAAAATGCTTCTAATAGTTTTAAATTATCTACACAATCATTGGCATTTTTAAATCAAGAAATGAGAGATCAAGCAGATTATGAATTTAAAGCTTATGAAAGTGCTGAGTCAAGAGCAGCTTCTATTGTTGTTGCTGCTTTAGGCGCAGCAGATAATACTTTTGATGATTCCAAATGGAACACTAATATGAAGTCAAGTATTAATATATTATTAGGTTTAATAGGATAAAAATATGAAAAGTTTTTTTAAAAAAATTGGCAAGGAACTTAAAAGAGGATTCAGAAAAATTGGAAAATTTATGAATTCTAAAATTGGTAAAATTATGGGTGGTGTTTTATTAGCTTGGAATATAGGAAGTATTTTTGCAAGTTTATATAAAGGAGTAGCAGGAGCAGCTACTCAAACAGCAGCTACAGGAGCAGCAGTAGATCTTAGTGGACAAGTAGTGGCTGAATCTGGAAAGGTTGCAGCAAGTTTAGCTGACCAAGCAGTACAAGGAGCAGGTAAAGCTTTAACAAAAACAGTTACGGAAGGTGCTTTAAGAGAAACAACAGGTCAAGTTGTTATAAGTTCTTTAGATGATTTAGCAGCAGTAGGAACAAACTTAGCTGCAAATAGCGCAGCTACTAATGTTGTATCTGGTTCAATAGCTGAAAACTCAGCTAAATTAGTAGAAGAATTAAAAACTAATAGATTAAAAACATTGACTCAACAAAAAGCTCCAAGTTCAGTTTCTACTAAAGCTGTAGTAGATCAAACTGCTGCTGCTGTAGGAGATGCTGGTGTTCCTGTATTAGATGCTGCTGTACCTAAAGTAAATGTTGCTTTTGATAATCCAGACCAATTAACAGAGGTATTTAGCGGGACATTTGATGATGCAGCTAATGCAAAATTAGATCTTTTAAAGCCGATAACTAAATTACCTACGAAAACTATTGAAGGACAAGCATTAAGTTCAACTCAAATGAATCAGCAAATTGCATGGGCTAATTCTACGCCAGCAGCTCGCACAGAATTTTTAGCTAACAAAGCTAATCGTGCTTTATATGAAACTAATTTTCAAAACTTAACTTCTACTTTTAAAGCTCCTGTAGAATATGGATCTACAGAATTTTCTAGTTTAGGCGATGCTTTTAGAGGCGGTAAAAACTTGTTAGAAAGCACTGCTAATGTAGGTAAGCAAATAATGGATACTTCTATTGGTGAAGTAACTGGAGGCAGAGTAGGAGGATTTTTAGGTCGTAGATCAGCAGTAGGTACAGCATATACAGGGGTAACTACTGCTGCTTCGTTGCTTGCAGAGCCTCCTGAAGAACCTTTTACACCTAACTATCAAGCTAGATCTATAGCACAACAGTTAGGACAATCATCAGAAGCTATAGCTATGCAACCTTTAAGTCAAGGCCCTGCTGATATGTATATCCAAATGGATTGGTCAAGCCCTGATTATTTTAAACAACTTATGTCTATTAATAACAATGCAGGAATGTCCTATGCTTATGGTGGCGGAGGCATGAATGCTGGACGTTACGGTTAAATAAAGGAATATTAAAATGGCAGATACAGATATAAATCAAGATGTAGTAGCAATGGTTAAACCTTTTGAAGGCCCTGTACCCGGACAGTCTTTAACTAACCCTCCGGGTAATTACGCATGGGAAAAACCTCCTGAGTTTGTAACAGTTAAAGATGCTCTTGATGATATTTATATTTCGTTAATTCAGAAAGAAAAACTTTTAGCTCTTGTAGAAATACTTGCTGAAGGTGCTTACGATATTATTACTGTAGCTCAAATGCTTTTAGAAAAAGGTTGGAGAGATGGTAAATGGAATACTGAGTTAATGCTGCTACTCGCAGAGCCTACTATAATTATTATTATGGCTATAGCAGAAAGAGCAGGTATTGGAGATTACGAAATTTACCAAGGTGAAAACCAAGAGTTAGATGAAGAAGATGCAGATCAATTTGTAAAAGACGTAGCTAAAGATATTAATCAAGACATGACTTTTAAAGGTATGAAAATGCCGCCAGTTAAAAAAGAAAGTGTACCTACAGAAATTCTTGAAAGCATCGAAACAGCAGAAATTCCTAAAGCTAGTTTGCTTCAAAAACCAGCATAATTTATTTACGGAGTATTTTAAATGAGTGATAAAGATAAATGGCTTGGAATTGTTGAATCTGTAGCAGGAATGAATATAGGCGGAAGACAAAAAGGCCCTAGCAGATCTAGAAGACGCAATCAGGCATTGTTAGGTGTCGTAGGTTCTTTGTGGAAAAATTATGAAGTAGATCAACTTAATCAAAAAGTAGATACTGACAACATACAAAACATGTTTGAAACAGCTAGAGCACATAAAGATTTAATAAAAGCTAAAAAAACTAATAAAATATCTTCTGATTTAAAAGCACTTGCTCCAGCAGGTACTGATTTTAATAATATTCAAGATATTGAAAATGTTTATGGTGAGTCTGCGTGGAATAGAACTCTACGAACTTCTCCACAAATGCAACAATATATGGATGCAAATCCTAACGATAAAAACTATGTTTCAAAAGCTGCTTTTAATAGATATGTAAATCAATTAACTGCTGGAGAAGAAGGTGAGGCAAGCCGATTAAAAAAATTACAAACTTCTTTTGAGAATTTATATAAAAGTGATTTACGTTCTATACAAAGTAAAATACTAGGTGGTGAGGCAGCTACCGTTGATGAAGTAGAACCCTTTTTAAATCAAGCTCGACAAATGAAAATTAAATTTGACGGTAGCGAGTCTTCGTTGCTAGATATTTTAAGTGGTCGAGCTAGAAGAAATATTTCTAGACAAGATCAAACATTTGATCAATTTAGAACTGAGTTTATTACACAACCTCAAATGGAAGCTAGAAAAGCTATTGCAGCTATAGCACAAGCAAATCCTGACAATAAACAAGAAATGCAAGCAGCAATAAACAGTGCTCCTCGTAATCTAAGAATAGGAATAGCTCCTGAGATTATTTCAGTTATAAACAACTCTAAACATAAAGAAAGATTTTACAATACTTTAGGATCTATTGCAGAAGCAGATCCTAATATGGATCCAGATGAGTTTAATAGTGTTGTAAGTAATATGGTTTTAGGTGTAGCTACTGCTGATCCTAATGAAGCACAATATTATATAGGTAGCATACGTGAACAACTAAAAGATTCTTTATCTCCTGAGAACTATAAATATATTATGCCTGAATTATATAAACTAGCTATTAGTAGCTCAACTGGACTTTCTGATATAACTTCTAGAGTACAAACATATTTAGGAGATAGAACATCAAGAGCTGAGCAACGGTCTTTAAATTCAGATTTATTAAAAAGATTAGAAAACGAAGTACAAACACTTTATGGAAAAGATAGAGAGTCTAAAAATTATCTAGCATCTATTAGAGCAGTTAAGAATTTTCAATACTTAAATAATCAAACAAGTGAATCAATAAACTATGGTGTAATAACAGATAAAATTATGGCGTTAAGTGAAAATTTAACAATAGAAGATGGTACAGGATCTGATTTTAGATTAGCTATGAGACTTGTAGACGGTCTAAATTTTAAAACTTTACCAGAAGTAATAGATTATATAAACGCTAATACTCAAAGTGCTAGTAAAAGAGACAGATTAGTTACTGCTGTTACTGCTACTGCGGCAAGCACTCCTTCATTATTTGAAGGATATAACATATATCCGGGTAATCCTGAAAATACTAAAATAGATCCTGTTCAAGCTATACAAAATTTTACTTCAACAGCAGATATTACTTTAGAGTTTAAAAAGAATTTAGAAAATGTTGAAGACGGAAGTAACCCTAAAAAAACACAACAAAAGTTAGGTTACTTTTTAGGTCACACTACTAGTTTGTTAACGCAAGATAGGTTTAACGATATACTTGGTGGGAATGCTACTAAAGCTTTAATGAATGAATTTATAGTAGATTATTTAAGTAAGTCTGAAAACTTTTTTGTTGATGACAACACAGAAGAACCTGTAATTGTACAAGGTGATGAAAGAGTATCTAAAGCTTACAATAGTTGGCTTAAAAATAAAGATACTGTTAAAGCTGGTGGTCTTATTGTTTATGATGGCATTGTTACTTTTGATGCTGACACAACTAAAGCATTAAACTCTAATAAAACTCCTACAGGTATAATGGAATCATTTAATAACTGGCAAGCTACTTCTGATAATAATTTACAACAAAACACAGTAAGTACTTTAATTCGTGATTTTATAGAAGAAAATAATCCTAAGTTAGATTTTGATAAAACTTTTGAAATAACAGGACAAGGACAATTAAAATTTGCTGAAGGATATAATCCTCCAACTTCTATACCTGATCCTAAAACTACACCTCAGAGTGAGACTGAGACTGTAAAACAACAAAGAGCAAATGAATCTTTAGATGCTTTAAAAAAACAATTTAGTAATGACCCTTTAAATCCTGTTAATGTAGTAAGTGCTGTAGGAGCAGGATTAACTGGGTTAAGAAATTTAATAGAAGAAAGATCTGAAAGTCCAGTAGAAAAAGGATTTGAAATTGATCGTCAGCAAGCTGCGCAAGCTGCGTTATCTAGACAAGCATTAAATAAAGAAGAAGAAAAACCTGTTGAGGTTGATAAACCTTCTTTACTTTCTAAAGGTAGCGATACTACTAGAGGATTAAGAAATCAAAATGTATTTAACATTAGAGATTTTGATCAAAATTTTAATGGTGAAACAGGTGTAGATGAAGATAATTTTTTACAATTTGAAAGTGTTGAGTTAGGGGTACGTGCAGCAGATAGAACTTTAACAACCTATGGTAAAAAACATAAAATAAATACTGTTACAGGTGTTATAGAACGTTTTGCTCCAATATCAGACAACAACGATACTGCAAGTTACATTGCTGCGGTTGCTAAACAATCAGGGTTTAAACCTGAAGAAAAAATAGATTTATCAGATCCTCAAGTTAGAGCTAAGCTTTTAGCGCCTATGGCTTTAATAGAATCTAAATATAAAATTACTCCTGAAAAAATTCTAACTATGCTAGAGAATATTTAATATGGCAATACTTACACCTGAAGAACTTAAAAATTTTAAAGCTGCTGCTTCAAAAGAAGCAACGTATAATTTTAAAAATAAAACTTCCGCAGGTGAAAAAACTACTTTAGATACTTTAGAAAACGATAACGAGTTTTCATCAACTGCTGAAAGATTTTTAACAAGCATTGGAGAAGATGACGATACTGTTGAATCTTTGTATGAGTATATGCGTGATGCTGATTATAATTTAGCGTCAGGAGCTTATCGTGCTTTTCAAGAACTGCCTAACTTTTCAGATCAGCAGAAGAAAGATTATAAGTATCTTAGAACTAAGTTTGAAAATGCAGACACTGGCAGTTTAAAGCAATGGATGAGAGCAACGGCTGACATAGGCATAGACGTAGCTACAGATCCTACAATGATTCTTAGTGCTCTTATGGTTCCGTTTACTGGAGGGCTTTCTATGGGTGGTCGTGTGGCTGCTGGTGAAGCTACTAAGATGGGACTAAAACGTATTGGTAAAAGTTTTACGCAGGAAGTACCTTTAACAAAAATTATGAGAGATAGTAATTTACTGAATATAAAAGGTGGGACAAGTAAAGCTAAAGCAGCTAGATTAAAAGAAATTAAAAATCATTTTAGTGCAGATGTTAAACAGACTGCATTAATAGGAGCTTCAGAAGGCGCAGTATTTTCAGGAGTAGCTGAGTATTTAAAGCAAGAACAAGACGATGTAGATGGTATTAATTTACGTTATGGTCTAGATGTGTTTGATATAGGTGCGTCTACTGCTTTAGGAGCTGTAGCTGGTGGTGCTTTAGCTGGTGGTATTACAAAAGTATCTCAGAAAATGGACTCTGAAGTACGTAGAACAATAGAAAAATTTTCAGATGAAAGACTTTTAGACGAATCTGACGGTGCTTACAGGGCAGCTAGGGCAGCCGAGTATGCTATTTCAGCTACTATAGGAAAGCCAACAACTCGTTTTAAAACTCTTTCTAATTCTTCTCCTACCTTAGCTGCTTTACTTACTAAGTTTCGTTACGATACTTTTAAAGAAGGTGGAGGTTCTGGATTTTTAGGAACTGGCTATAACGAGAAGTTACTAACACAAGCTAGGGAAGGAGTTACTCCAGTTGACAGGAGTTACAAGCAAGAGCTTGATGCAACAACAGGTAAATATATTTCAGGATATGAAGATGTTATCCGTCCTTTATTGAAAAAAGGAAAATTATCTGATGAAGATAATATTCTTTTAGATTCATTAATGAGAAATAAAGATTTAGAAAAACTTTTAAAAGATCCTAAACGCTTTGACGATGAAACACCAGTAGCATTTGCAAAAAGATTTAAAGCAGTAAGAGCTGCACAAAATAAAAAAGCTTTAAATGATTATGCTGATCAAGGTGTAACTTTAAATCACATAAATACTATACGCGAGTCAAGAAAATTAACTGACTCTGCACTTGAAGAATCTAAATCAGTAGGTCTGTATACACGTAAATTGTTTAAAGGCCCTAATGCTTGGTTTGCAAGACGCTGGAAAAAAAGTGTAATTGAAGAAAATAGAAATGAATTAGCTGAAATTATGGTAGAACAAAATGCTGTTTCGTTATCTGACGATATAGTTTTACAGTACTTACCTAAAAATCAGCAAAAACAATACAAAGAATTAATGCAGTATACAAATCTGTACGAAGATTTACTTGTAAACTTTCAAAGATTACCTACTTCAGAAGTTAAACTTCGTATAGACGCTTTAGATGTTAAGTTTAGACCTGAAGAAAAAAGAATGGATGGTACTCCTGAAGCGTTAATAGATATGCTTCATGAAATTCAACAACGTAAATATGATTTAAGTAATACATTACCAGATAATTCAACTATTAAAGCAGAAAAATTTAGAGTAGCTAACGATATTATTGATACTATGGTAGATAAACGTAACTTAGTTAACGATGTAGATAGTGAATTTAGTACTACTATGACTCCTTCATCATTTAGTTCTCGTAATTTATATATGCTTGACGATAGCACCATAAGTAAGTTTATAGACAATGATTACAATACTTTAATGCGTGATTATTTAAACGATACTTCAAGAGCTATGACACGTAAAAAACTTTTTGGTATTAATACTGAAGAGTTTAGTCGTAATTACTTAGATAAAATTAGAGATGAGCTTCAAGACGCAGGCGGAACTTTAACAGAAAGTGATCGCGCTGGTTTAGTTGATATATTTGAAAATGCTACAGGTTTAAAAAATACAACATTTGAAAGTGGTGTAGGTCAAACAGCTTCAGACTACGCTAAACTTTCACAGCAGATGGCTCACTTGCCTTTAGCCACGTTCTCAAGTCTTACAGAAGCTTTTATTCCTTTAACTAGGGTTTCTACAGGGACTTACTTAAAAGGTATAGGACAAGCTATTAAAAGCTGGTCAAAGACTAATCAAAAAAACACTATGGATATTCTTCAGTCTGAGCATGGCCTTACTAAAGAAGAAGCTAATAGAGAAATGCACAGAGTGTATTTAGGTTTAGAGCAATCAGTTGCACAACGTATTGACAGCATTGCAGGAGAAGGTTTACAAGGATCTAAAGCTAAGAAAATACAATCTGCATTTTTTAAAGTTAACTTACTAAGTCAGTGGACACGTACTGTACAGCTTGCTTCGTTTACTATGGGTAAAGATTTAATAACTAAAAATCTTAGAACTGTAGCAGAGTTTCAAGGTACAAAACTTAGTGGCGGTCAAAAAAAGAAACTAAACCGAGCAACCCAAGAACTATATGACTTAGGCGTAAACATACCTCAAGGTGTTTCGTGGGTAAAAAATGGTGCTAAAAGATATTCAGGTCGTAAAAATCAAAATACTAATATACAAGAATGGAACTCTTTTTACGAGCAACAAGTAATGCAAGGAGCTTCTAGATTTGCTAATGAAATTATTCTTGATCCCTCTAAAGCTGCTGTAACTAGACCACACGTACAAACTTCAGCTACAGGTTCTATCTTATTTCAATTTTTAGGATACCCTACTGCTTTTAGTAATACAGTTTTAAAAAATTACTATACTCAAATAAAGCGAGATCCTTTGGTAGGTACTGCTAAGGTTGGTTCTACTGCTTTGTTTATGACAGGAGTAGCCACAGGTTTAAATGGTTTACGTACTGCTGGAGAAAGTTTTGAAAAAGATCCTGATGAAATTATTGTAGATTCTATTAGTCGTTGGGGTGGTTTAGGTTTTGGTGAGTACATTAGAAATGCTAAAATAAACGCTGAAGTTGGTGGAGGTACATTAGGTACTCTTGCTAAGTCGGTTACAGGCCCTATTGTAGGAGATGCAGTCGACGCTATTTTATATCGTAAAGGCCCTACTGAATTAGCAGCAACTAATCTTCCTTTTTATTCTATGATTCCTTCTAAGTTTCGTAAAGAGTATGTCAAAAAACCTGCACAAGAAATAGATTATACAGCAGGAGTAATGGCAGGGTTACGTAAACCTAGACAAGAACCAAGTTTATATAGTGAGTTTGCTAAACCATATAAAGATTTTAAAAAAGCTTACGATATGGATAGAAACTTTGCAGGCGGTTTAATTGATAGGTTTATAGAGCGTACAGGAGAAAATCCTAGTGCTCGCATAGATAAAACAACAGGAACATCTTACGAAGAACAAGCAGGAGCTATACTTCAAAATAGAAAAACTTTTAGACTAGGTGGCTTTATACGTAAAGGTATCCAATCCTACATGTCAAAGTCAGGTAAGCCTGTAACTTTAGCAGAGCTAGAAGCAGATCCAATGTATCAAGAACTAGCTCCTATGCTACGTAATATGGAAACTGTAGATGAAGCAGCAGTTTTAAAAGATGTTAATTCTGGTTTTGATATGCAGCTTACTCCTGAAGAACAGAATTATTACACATCTTCTTTTGTAGAAAACTCAGTAGAAGCTAAAGATGTTTATGCTGTAATAGGTGAAGAAGCAGACACTGGGTTGTACGGTTCTAGAATGGGATCTTATGCTCCTAAGTATAAAGAATCTGAACGTGCTCCTAATGTTGGAATGTCTAAGAATAAAATTAGAATTCGACAGCCTTTAAAGCTTGAAGAAGAAATGCCCGACATACCTTTTTACTTAATTTATAATAGTAAATTTATTTCTAGAATGAAAAACCCTAAAAAGTTTGAAGCTCTTAAAAAAGATATAACTAAAAAATTAGACATTGTACAAAATATTGATGATTCTAATTCTTTATTTGATAAGCAAATAATAGCTGATGAAGTCCTTACTTCTGGAAATAAACAGCTTTATAAGTTACTTAACGAAGAAGGTTACGATTCTATTGAGTTTAATGGTTCTGAAATATTTAAACCTAACCTTACTAAAAGTACAACATCTCAAAATCCTTCTACGTTTAAAGTTCCTACTGTTCTAACAGCAACAGGAAAAGCACCAACATCACAAGCTTTGTTAGATGCTAATGAAGCTGGTGGAATGTCTTCTTATTTAAAAGAATTAGAAGCAGAAGGTTTAAAAGATCCTAGAGAAGCAGATACTTCATATAGCATTATTGAAGACGGCGATCCTGAAAATGCTATACCAGAACAATTAGTAGATATGGAAATACCTACTGAAGATTTACTAGGCTCACAAGTTGATAAAATTTTAGCAACTACTGAAGGCAGCTCAATCAAACAGTATTTAATTTTTAATCAAGAACAGATACTACCTTTTGGTCTTACAGAAACTCCAACAAAACAAGAATTAAAATTTGTAAATGAATCATCAGTAGAAGATCGTTTAGGTTTCTTAGCTGAAAACGATGTAGAAAGAATAGGTGTAGAACCTAGAGATATTTTAAAAACAATAGAAAGAGACGGAGTATTTAATCTTATCTCGACAGCTACAAAAGATAGTTTTGGATCTGTTATTTCTTACAAAGAATTAACTCCAGAATTACTTGAAGATTTAGTTAACAATAATTCTTTAAAAGCAGATTCTGCACAGCTTAGTTCTTTAAGAAATACTTTGAATGCTGCACGTATAAAGCAGCAACAAGGTTTTGAAGTTATGCAAAAAGGTAAAAAGATACGACAAAAATACATAGTTCCTGAACAGTTTTATGTAGAGCTAGAAATTATTCCGGGTCAAGAATCTTTAAATGTAAGTAATGCTCTTACAACTAAAGAATTAATTACTTCTGTTAAAACCAGCAATAAGTTTCTTTATCATCCTGAAGACAACAATATTTTAACTAACAAAGCTAGAAAGTTTCGATTATTAAATATTGATGCAGACGACCTCCAACAACCACTTGAAGAATACCCTAGTCAAGAAGTTAGTGTTTTACGATCACTTACTTTAAATCAAACATTAAAATCTTTTGATGACAACATACAAGAAATTTCAGAACAAATTGTGCCTAAGAAAAATAAAAAAACTGGAAAACTTTTAAAGCAAGGTTTAACTGATAAAGAATATAAATTACTTTTAAGTAAGTCTGAAAAAGAAAGATTTAAACCTTTTAACAGAACTAGAACAATAGATAAAAGTAAAGGTACTCAGTACAAAGGAAGATATGATAAATCTTTAGATCAACAATTAGAAGAAGCAGAAAGTGTTGAATTTTTTAATCCTGATTTAGGAGAAGAACCTACTGATGTTTCTGAAGCATCTGTTGTAGAAAAAGCAAACTATGAAAATAGGTTTTCTAAAGGTGTTACAAGTAAACAAAGATTTAGTTTAGAAGCAGGAGAAAGATTTAAAAAAGAAAATCCAGAATTTAATGATCCAGATTATGTTGTTCCTAATGAAGATCTAGGGTTTTTTAAAGGTGGTAAAGTCTTAAAAGCATTGAAGAGGAAAGTTAATAATGTATAAATATTTTAACATAGATGAGCTTAAATGTCAACACTGTGGCGAGCACAATATGGATGAATCTTTTATGGTTAAAGTAGAAGCGTTACGCCAAGACTTAGGTTTTCCTTTTGTAGTTACATCTGCTTACCGTTGTAAAGACCACATCATAGAACGCAAGAAGAAGGCTCCTGGAGCGCATTCTACTGGACACGCACTAGATATCGCAGTAAGCGGAGATCAGGCTTACAGGCTCCTTAGAGAGGCTCTGAACGTAGGTATGACAGGTATAGGTATTAATCAGAAAGGCCCAAACAGATTTATCCACCTTGATGACCTTGAGTGGGCTGAGAACCGCCCTAGACCTTGGGTATGGAGTTACTAGATGGCTATCTTAAACGCTCTCATAGGGCCTGTCACAGGTCTTCTAGACAAGTTCATAGAGGACAAGGATCAGAAGGCTGCGTTGGCGCATGAAATTGCAACAATGTCACAGAAATACGCGCAAGAAATTGCTCAGGGTCAGATGGCTATCAATCAGGTCGAGGCGGCCAATTCTAACCTCATGGTAAGTGGTTGGCGACCGTTCATTGGCTGGACATGTGGCTTAGGAATGTTTGGTAACTTTATTACCATTCCGTTTAGTAACTTTGTTTTGGCTCTACTTGAGTTAGACATAGTTATACCTCTGGTTCCTTTGGAGACCATGATGCCCGTGTTGATGGGAATGTTAGGCTTAGGTGCAATGAGAACTTACGAGAAAAAATCAGGGGTGTCTAAGTAGTGACAACTATGGAATTTGTAAATTCTACTTGGCCTATATTCATGGGCTTTATTACTTTAGTAATTGTGTTGGCTAAAATGCATGGAGATATTGAGACTATAAAAGAAAAAGTTCGTGTCCTGTTTGAATTATGGAATAAAAAAAATGACTGATAAAAAATCTACGGTTAATAAAGCAGGTAACTATACTAAGCCTACCATGCGTAAGAATCTTTTTAATAAGATTAAAGCTGGGACTAAAGGCGGTAAAGCTGGTCAGTGGTCAGCACGTAAGGCTCAGATGTTAGCTAGACAATACAAAGCTAAAGGTGGAGGGTACAAATAATGCTAGTTGAAATTGCAGCAGCGAATGCAGCATTTCAAGTCATCAAAGGAGCATTAGAAAACGGTAAAGAGCTTTACGATGTAGCAGAACAAGCCACTAAATATTTTGATAACAAATCTGCAATAGCTAAAAAGGCTGATCGCTCTGGAAGCTCTGATGAGCTTCAGTGCTTTATGGAGCTAGAAAAAATTAAAGAGCAGGAAGCATGGCTCAAAGACCACATGGTTTATGCTGGTCGTCCAGATATGTATGAGGACTGGTTAAAGTTTCAGTCTGAATGTAAACAAAAAAGAGACCGAGAAGAGCGTTTACGTAAGCAAAAGAGAGCGGCTGATTTAGCGTTACTTGGATCAGCATTGTTGTGGGGAACAGGCGCTTTAGTGGTTCTTCCTTTTGTACTCTACGTAGCATTTAAAGTATTTAAAATTGTATAAAGGAGAGTGCAAGCAATGGCTATTAGAAAACCACAGAAGTCTTTAAAAGCTTGGACAAAGCAGGACTGGGGTACTAAGTCTGGTAAGAAGTCTAGTGAGACAGGTGAGCGATATTTACCTAAAAAGGCTAGGGAGTCTCTAAGCTCTGCTGAGTATGCTCAGACAAGCGCAAAGAAGCGTAAGGATACCAAGGCTGGTAAGCAGCACAGTGAACAGCCTAAGAAGATTGCAAAGAAAACTAAAAAGCATAGAAAGGTATGATGCGCTTTATTGGTGTAACATTTTTATTATTTATGTTATCTTGGTTAACTAAGAAAGAAGAGGAGATTCTAAATGGCAAAAGGTAAGGATCCTAGGCTAGAACGAGCAGGAGTCAGTGGTTTTAATAAGCCTAAGAGAACCCCTAAGCATCCTAAAAAATCTCATGTTGTTGTGGCTAAAGAAGGCGACAAAATAAAAACAATTCGTTTTGGTGAGCAAGGAGCCAGTACAGCCGGTAAACCTAAAGCAGGTGAATCTGCTCGCATGAAAGCAAAACGTAAATCATTCAAAGCTAGGCACAGTAAGAACATAGCTAAGGGAAAAATGTCTGCGGCTTACTGGGCTAATAAAGTAAAATGGTAAAAATATATAAAGTTACGTGGCTTGATGCAACAGGTGGTGGCAACATAGGCTGGAGAGCTTTAGAAGATTTAGTAAAGACTAAACCTGCTCGCGTTGTTTCTTGTGGTATTAAGCTGTATGAAGATGAAATGTCTTTAATTATTTGTCCTCATTTTATCTTAGATGAGAACGGTCAAGTAGAGCAAGGAGATGCTGAGATTGTTATACCTAAGCAGTGGCTTCTAGACTGTCAACTTCTTACTTAACTATTTTAACATCTAAGCGTTCTGCCTGTACTGCTTTCTGAGATACTTCTAAAACAAAAGATGAATGCTTATGTAAAAGATTTGTAATAATCTCAATGTTTTCTTCCATTAGCTCAACATTAGCCAAGGCTGAAACAATTTCTGAATTAATACGAAGAGTCATACCTAATCTTGTTTCTGGTGTAAAAAATAATTCTTCCATTTTATAATGCCTGTAATTGTTTTTCTAAAAAATTATGCAGAGAATCTAACTTTGTGTGTCCTTCTCTTAGAATAGTTCTGATATAATTTTGAGTATACACATCTGAAAAAATTTTATTAATTTCTTTTTCAGGAAGAAAACTAAGCTCTGTGTTTATTTTTCCTTTGTCATCTATCAATACTTTAAAAGAAATTAAATTTCCTTCTTTCATATAAAATCTCCTTAACTAATATATCGTGTCTCTAAAAACATAAACACAACAATAAGAGAAGTTAAATTTGAAACTATAATAATTAATTTTTCTTTTATTATTTCTGCTGATGTTACTTGTGTTTCTGCGGGATAAAGATATAAGAACTTTGAAAAAATAATAAAATCATTTAAAAAATAAAACACAAGACTAGCAATAGATAGTACTGCGTAAAATGGTTGATCAAATATAAAATATAAAGCTGAACAAACTAATCCTATAACAGAGGTAACTACTAATAAATCATTAGGTAAATTTTTACTTACGAAGGCTAATAACTTCATTATAAATCCTTTAATATTTCTTTATATTCTATGTAATCTAATTTTTCTTTTTTAGACTTCTTTGATTTTTTTAATTTCTTAACATGTTTGGTATTACTTTTTTTCGTATACTTGTTTCTCCTTTCACTCTTTAAATCTAAATAATTTTTATCCATCATTTCTTGTCTCTTTGTAATTTACAGTAGTAAGAAACTCAAGTAATTTATTTTCGTACCAATCTGCTTTCTTTAAATCTTCTATTCCGTTTTTGTACGGAAATCTCCAGCGGTACTTCAAGCTGTTTCCTCGTAAGTAGCCTATAAACTCTTCTTTTGTCAGCATTGCTTCTATGCCGTCGATGCATTCAATACCTCCTTTATTGTAATGTGCAGGATTATTAACTACGCTATCTACGTCTCCACTACTTTTACTAGTTGCTGTTTGTAACCATTTTACAGATTCCCAATCTTCTGGTGTAGCTTCATTAATTTTATTTTTTGTATGTCGATTCATTTCCATTCCTCCGGGAAAGTTTTTTCAGAAAACCATAGAATTTTATTCTTATCAGCCCATTCTGAATGACTTAGTTTGGTTCCGTTTTTGCGACGACGCGCTTGAGGCATTGGCGCAAAGGGGGAAGCAAACAAAAATACTAGTTCAGTATCTTCAGGTAATACTTTAGTAATCCAAATATACTTACTGTACTCTGCATGATCCCAAAATCTTCCTTTAGATTCTAATAAGATCTTACGACCATCTACAACTCTAATAAAATCTGGGTTGTACGTATGCTCTACAATGTAAGGAACTTTTTCAGAATGAAGATCCCAATTTTTTAAAATAGATTTATGTAACTGAGATTCCCATTTAGAATCGTATCCTTTCGGAACCTTTTTCTCAACAGGGCGCTTTACTCTAGGAGATCTTTTACTCATCTAAGACTTCTTTTAATGTTATACTTTCAATAGTTTTAGATTTATCTTTCTTCAACAAAGACAATACTCTTTTCTTAAACCACTTATAAGTATAAGAATTTAATCTGCGTTGACCTACAACAGTGTAATACTTTTCTGTAGGAAGCATTTCTAATTTTTCAAGTACTGTTTTATTATTATCAGGAAGAATATCTTCTAACCAATCTAATGATAAAGAAACTATCTTATAGTTTAACCTTTGCTTTTTACTTTTTATAACCATACTTCTTGTACCTTTGGTTCGCTTACAATTTTTGTAAAATACACATATCCTTTAGAGTAGTTAAACACTCTTATTGAAGGGTAGCATCTAAACTTATGAGGACAGTAACTACAATTCTTATCTAACTTTAAGTTACCTGACTTACCTTCTGGAATAGGATCGTAACATTTTTCAGGAGGACTTTCTTCTTCTAAAGATTTTCTAATCTTTGTAATCAAATTAAAGCTGTTAGGCTTATCTAATTCTTCAGGACGATGTAGTACTAACTCACCGCTTTCTTTATTAATAACAAGGAAGCCGCCATTGCTTGTGCCTTCAGCTTCTTCGTATCCAGATAACTGAGCAAGGTATCCAAAAGGATCGTCATCAGCTAACGTACCTTTTTTAAATTTATTAAATGCAAAGTTAGAAGCTGTCTTAATATCTATAATTTCATTGTCAATTTTACAATCAATGTGGCCCTTTACTCCATTAAGATTTACTTGCTTCTGCTTGTCTGTTGCTTTATGCCCAGCTAATTCTACCAACAATAAAAGAACTTCTTCTAAGATATGACCATATAAAAATTTAATAGGTAAAAACGAATCTTCATTTTTATTTTTACTAGGATACTTTGCATCATACCACATACGCCTTAATGGTCTACCTATACTAGACATTCGTATGCTATCTTTATTTACATCTTGAGCCTTAGACCAATGACGTAAAACATCTTTCATACTTTCTCCAAAAGAATTAATTGTATCTTCTGAAATTTTCAAGGATTTATTATTTGTCAAAGGCTCTATACTTTTATAGATATCGCCCACTAAAGTATCAAGATTTTTCATTTCTTTCCTTATAAAGATTTTCATAAAAGTCTGCAACCTGTCTAATCTGTAAAGGGGTTGCTTGGTTTTTTATAGAGTTAGCCATCATAGAAACAATAATAATATTGTCTTTAGTATAGCCTTGTGTATTGTCAATCCTATCTATTGATGGAGAGTTATACCATGTTTCTCTACCTACTTGAAATTTAATATTTAAGATAGGGCATAACAAAGGCATGTCAATATCTTCAAAACATAAATCAAAATAAATATTTTTTTTCTTTGCTCTTGTTCTTGTTGTTCGTATTAACGTTAAAATATATGCTCTACCATTAGGCATTATTTCTTTTTGTAAATATCTTTGTCTTCGTTTACTAGCTTTATCATTAGTGGGTTTCACTCCAGTTTTCTCCTACTTTATATTCACCATCTAAAGGGCATCTTAAATTAAAAATAGAACTAACTTCTCTGATAGCTGAAACTCCAGAACTTCCTATTGTTTCTACATAATCTTCAGCAACTTCTAATTGCCATTCATCATGTATATTAGCTACAAAATAAGCAGGGTACTTATTATTTTTAATCTTGTTGTTCAGCAATACTAAACCTTGTTTCATTACTATAGCTCCTGCGCTTTGAAGTAAGGTATTCAAAGAAGCATGTTCATGTCTTATTTTAACTTTTCTACCGTCTAATCCTTTAAGGTATCCTTTTGACGCCGCTCTTTCAGCTCTACTTTTAAGAGTTGCAAGTGATGGAAGATTAGATAGAAAACGTTTTCGTAATTCTTTACCATCTCTTCTACTTCCTTTGACCACTTCTCCAAGTTTTCCATCTCCTGCTCCGTATAGAAACGCATAGATGAAAGTCTTTGCCTGATTTCTTGATTCAAGTCCTGCAAGTTTTTGATTTGCTGTGTGTATATCTCCTGTGAGTATTTCATTAGTATATTCCTCATCATTCATATAATGTGCAAGCATTCTTAATTCTAACCCAGAAGCATCAATACCAACAAGCTTATAATTATTAGGTACAATCCAACAACTCCTGCAATCTTTTCCGTATGGGCTATAGCTTGCTGGAATCTGAGCCATGTTAGGTTTAAAGTGTGACATTCTTCCAGTAACTGCACCGTTAGAAACAACGTACCCATGTACTCTATTGTCTTCTTTTAGATTATCAAACCAAGAGTTTACTTGAGCAATTCTTTTTTGCAACATTAAAAATGTACCAATTAAGTTTGCTTCTGGAATATCTTTAACAGTTTTTAAAGTTCTTTCATCTACTTTAGGCTGACCATTAGGAGTAAACTCTTTAGGCTTCCAACCAAAATCCTGTAAGTATTCTCCTATTTGTTTTCTAGAATTAAGATTAAACTCTTCTAATTTTTTCCTATCAAACGGAAACAGCATAGTCTCTTTAGACTTTTTTAAAATACTTTCGTACTCTTCAGTAGTTAACCCAGATTTAGAAAGCTCACCATTTTGTTTCATTCTAGGAACAACGGTCTTTATAGTTATCAATTTAGGTTTAAATACTGTTTTAACTGTGTCTTCAATAGTTGTTTTTCTTTCATTTAACTCAGCCAACAATACAGTTGCTTTAGGAACATCAAACAAAAAGCCATGCTTCTCTTGATCCTTTAATACTAAAGATACTTCATGCTCTAGGTTAATAGACTTCTGATCAAAATCAGCTAACTCTTTAATAAGTTCTTCAAATACTAAAGCATTTAACTCTACATCATTTACACAATACTTTAACATGTCAAGACTGTACTCTGTAAATCCTGTTTCCTGCATGTCTCCTTTTAAAAAATCTAAAGTAAACCCCCACTGCTTTAAGCTATGCCCTCCTCTTTCTGGATTAGCTAAACGTGATAAAACTAATGTGTCAATTATCTTTTTATTTTTAAAATTTATATCAGTCAATCTTTCTAGTACAGGAATATCAAAGCCTAATATATTATGACCTACTAGTAACGTTGCTTTTTCAAGCAGCTTTAAACCTTCTTTAATAGATGAAGGATCAAACTTAAAAATTTCTTTAGTGTCTAAATCTTTAGCTACAATACACCATATTTTTGTAGCTTGTAACCCATCAGTTTCTATATCAAAAACTAGTTTCATATCGTTACCCATACATAAAAAAATAATAAGAACACAACAGCAGATGTTTTAATATAAGTTCTTTCGTTCTCATTTAACTCACCCGCCGTCATGTCTTCCCAAACCTCTTTAATACCTGCTGATAAAGAGGTCAATCTGGCTAAGATGTTTCTGCCTTTGTCCCGCAATAAACGCATGTGATTCTCCTTTAGGTAGTATGTATTTCAAAACAGTTTCAAAGCATTCAACCCTCCACTCATCGTTATAAAAATCTTCTTTATGGTCAGCGTTTTCAGGATCATACCCACTGAATGTTTCAAGTAATCCCACATAGGATTCTTTAACAAACTCTATACCGATTGCATCTACTGTGTCCAAGTCTAAATTAATAAGCATTATTTTCTTCCCTTGCTTTATAAATTTCTTCCCATGTAAAAAACTTCCCAGTCTTATCGTTGTAAACACCTTCTAAGTCTGTTGTTCTTTCAACAGTATCAACTAAGCAATCAAAAATATCTATGTCAATGTTCATCCGTTTACGAACTCCTGTCTAATAGTTAACTCAACACAGACTTCACCATCAGGGTGATGTTCGTATGTTTCAATTAATTTATCTCTTAAGGTTATCATTTGCTGAAGCTGAATATTCTCACCCAGCTCATCTTCGTAATCTCTATAGGCAGTAATACAAGCAAGCACAAATTTCTTGTTCTTTTTTACTACATTGTTTACTAACTTATGTGACCACCAGTACGCCTCAAGCACATAGTCTGCATCGGTATCAATATTCATACGTTCACCATCTCATCCTTTATAATTAACTCCACAACTACCTCACCATCAGGGTAGAACTCGTATGCTCTAAGCAGCGCCTCCCTCAAATTTAATATACCTTGGAGCTGTTCTGCTGGCTCTTCATAATGTTTGAATGTAGTGATACAGGCAATTATATCCTTCTTTCCTGTCTGTCTATAGACGTTATTTATATTCTTATACTCTCTTGTGTAAGCCTGAAGAATATAGTCTGCGTCTAGGTCAATCTTTACTTCGGTTCCTTCAGCAGGTACATGAGTACCCAACTCTAGTCCATGCCTAGCAAGAACACCTTTTATTTCCGTCAACTGTTTTTTACCTATGTTGCGAGTTTTTAAAACCTGTTTTTCTGTTAACTTAACAAGCTCACTAACTAAAGTAATTTTCTCAGCGTGAAGACAATTTAGGGAACATACCGACAGCCCTAGCTCCTCTATCTTTTTATATAACATATCGTTCATGATAGCTCCTCAGCTTCTTCATTATATAAATCAATTGTATCTTCAATAGCTTTATAAACTAACTGTATAAATCTTTCGCTTTCAAAAATATCATCTAACTTTTTTTCAATTAAAATTTCTAAACTTGTTTGTAGTCCTTTGTCTATACTTGGCAGAGGTTCTACTGTTTTAAAAACTAAGTCGCTCATGGTAGTTCCTCTATTTTAGCTTGTACATAAGAATTAAATTCTTCTTCAGTAATTATATTAGCTTCTAAAGCTTTCTCAAATATCTGTAAAGCTTTATCGTATACGCTTTCTTCTAATGCTTCTCTATAATGACAGCTCATTTTATACTCCAATTAAAAAGGGATATCTGAAAATTCTAAAGTATCTTTATCTGTTAAAGGAACTTCGTTTAATCTTCCTGTTTCTTCATCATACAAAAGCTGAGCAGCTAGACCTACGTTACCTGTGTAGCGAGACTTTAGAACTCTTACTCTTGTAGTCTTAGATTCTACTACATCATTAGATTGTTGGTTTCTTTCTAATGCAATAATAGAATCAGCTACATGAGCAATACCTGCTGACCCTCTAATGTGGTGCATCTTAACTTCAGCACCGTTTTCATGTCCTTCAGTAGATCCTCTGTTTAAGTGAGATACACAGATCATACCTGCATTAGTCTCTGCTGCTAAACTTCTTAGGTTTGTCATTAGATTATCAATCGTTCTTCTTTCATCAAGAGTATCAGAACCTGAAACAAACATATGCAAATGATCTATTATAATCCACTTACAATCGCAGCCAATAATCATAAACCTTAGCTTAGATAAAGTTTCTTCAATGCTGTTAACACCAAAGTGAGCATGTATAAATATTTTATCTTCTGATAATACTTGATTATATAAAATACTTAGTTGTTCTTCATCGTACTTATTTCTTACTTCTGCTAAATGAAGCTTATCATTTGCTGCAACAGAAACAATACCGTCTACAGTTCTTCTCCAATCTTCTTCTAAAGCTATGATACCAATCTTGTCAGGACTATTAGTTATCAGATGATGTGTCAACTCTCTAGTCACAGCACTCTTACCTAACCCTGTACCACCCGCAACTATTAATAACTCTCCCTGCCGTATCCCAATTAACTTTTCATTTAAGCCTTGCCAAGGATACTCAACTGAAGCATTCACATCTCTATGTAGCCATTCATCTAGCTTTTCTGAAGCTCTGATAATTCCTGTAGGAGTAAAAGTACGAGCTGCCCAGAACGCTGCTGTAAATTCTTGATAGGCGTTCTGTTTGAGCATATCATTAGCATCCTTAAATCCTACAGGAAGAGTCATGATCTTAGCTTTGTTAGGTTTAAACAATGTTGCAACTTTATTAGATGCTTCGATACCAGCTTTGTCGTTATCAAAACAAATAATTACATTGTCGTATGTTTCTAAGAACTCTAAATTCTTTTTAATATCTGTGGTTGCTGACTGAGCACCATTCTTAATAGATACACAAGACCATTTGCTACCTGTAAGTTCGTAAGCTGCCATAGCATCACACTCACCTTCAGTAATCGTAATATACTTTCCACCTGTTTGACAGATTGACTGACCAAACAAACCCGCAGATTGTATTTTACCTTGAGCTACAAACTTCTTAGTTTTTACTTTACGAATTTTGTAGCCTACTAACTCTCGATCACAATAGTATGGGTAGTAATGCTCATTGATGTTACCTTCAGTATCGAATGTAACTCTTACATTATATTTCTTGGCTGTCTCTTCCCTAATTTTACGGTCAGTTAAATTGCTAAAGATACCAATGTAATCATCCTTAGAAAAGTGAACAACATTATTCTTAGGTTCTTGTGCTACTACACTACTTAACTTATTAGTTTCTGTTTCATAAGGTTCTTCAAAATCTTTCATAAAATCTCCACAACTAAAACACTTTGCTGATCCATCGTCATTGATACTCACAGCGTCTGAACTTTTACACTTAGGACATGCTACATGAAACTTAACGAATGCCACTACAGCTCTCCTTTTCTAAACAACCAAAGCATATCATCTTCTACAGACTCTACAATTTGCTTTGTTAAAAATGTATTAGGTTCTTTATTTAAAACTTTACCATTTAGTATTACTTCTCCAATTTCAATTCCTTCAGGCCATCCCACAGAAGAATCTCCGGGATCTATTGTATACTCAGCCGTTGCTTTAACCTTATGATAACCAATATTAAAATGTGTAATCATTATATAATCTCCTTGTATGACACAGTGTTAAGCTTATAAAAGTCTTTAGAGTCACACTCAATGTAGACTTCAGCTCCACATGACAAAGGTTTATTACGAGAATACACAATTTTGGAAGGCCCTGTTATATTAACTTCATCTGTGTAGTAAGTCTTACCACCCATCTTTATAGTTAATACAGGCTTATAGGAAGGATTTGTTTCTAGTACTTGCTTTCTATTATGTTTGATATGATGTTGATTAACATGAACGATTGCTTTCACTCTGCTTCTCCTAGCAAAAAAAAAGTTTGGAGGTGTCCCCGAGAATAGGGACGCCCTCCGAACGTTCGCCTAACTTATTCTAAAGATACTTCCTCCTCTTCTACAAGTAAAGTTTCTTCTGTCTCTTCAACAATCAAAGCATCTTCTGTTAAATTACTTTGAATACTACTGTTCAAAGACATGGCAGCAGCTTCTAAAATAACTACTTTCTTACGTAACATTTGAATTTCTGCTTGTACTTCAACTAAATGATTGAAGGCTGTCTTAGCATCGTAGTTTAAAAGCTCTACGTTATACTTTTTTTCTCCATTAATATAAGTCCAATTACTCATTAAAATTCATCCTCTTCAGAAGTGATTTCTTTAATGCCTAACTCAGCACCATCTGGTGAACTATCTCCATAAGCTACAAGTTCTAATACTTGAACAGCTTGTAAGTCTAAACCTTGAAAGTCTCCATACTGGTTACTTACATCCCACGGTTTATATTGAACACGTACTCTTGAACCATTACCAATCAGTTCATTCATAGGTTCTTTATCTTTATTAACTAATTTAGGTACAGAATTTTTTACTCCTTTCTTGTTTGTAACTTTTCGTTTAATAACAATGCAAGGCCCTTCTTCTAGCTGCTTAACTTTAAATCCTTTAGCAGCAAATTCTTGTGCTTCTTGATCGTCAATAACTAAGTTGATTGTATACACTGGTTCAAACTTAATGTTAGGTACACTAACTGATGCCCAATAAGCTTTGCCTTCGATAACTGCCATATTGTAATTCCTTAATTAAGTGGTTTGTCAATACTATAGAGTCTAAATAGACCTGTCAAGCTTTTTCTTTGTTTATTTTATCCAACAATAGTATACTTAGTAACCATCATTAAAAAAAAATATGAAGCAGTTTAATCACATGCTTAGGTGAACTAAGGTTATGCTGCAATTCTAAAGACAGGCTGAGTCTGAATTACCTTACGAACTTTCTCAGATGCTTGCACCTGTAAAGAAGAAATCGTATGAGGTGATTTGCTTTCACGCATGTTCTGATGATGCGTACTCCAGTCAGTCATTGTGTTATACAGAGCTAACAGATTGCTGCCAAGAGAAGGAGAGTACTCTTGCTTATAAAGATTCCAAAGAGTTTTCAAAGAACTTTTCTTACGTTCATGTCCATTCTTAGTTTTCGTAGCTTTGTCTAACATTTCTAGAATATTAGATGCTGTATCAAACGGAGAATTGTTTACAGTATCTATACCTGCAATAGCATGTTTGTTTTCTGAGAGAGTAGCAAGAACTTGAAAGGCTTGCTTGTCTGAAACAGCAACCTGTCGGTATTGATTCCAAAGCTCACCTTCTTTCATAAAAGATTCTAAACAATTACCTAGCTCAGCTACTGCACCTTCAATGTTTGAATGCTTTGTATGTCTTCGTCGAGACACAGCAGTCACAGTTCCAATAACCTGAAGGTTACAACAGATCATTCTCCATGCTCCTAGCTCAAAGATAGAGGGCCATGAGCCATCAAAGCTATTACGGCCTACCATTTCCATTACAGTCTCATCACCTTCTCCTGTCTGTACTGTGTGAGCAGGGAAGCGATACCTAGCATACGCTCTCCCACCACCGTGAGATACTGATACCTCTCTACTTAAACCTTCTAAGTTTAATGTAGAATTAACAATCATATCTTCCATGTAACCAAACTGATCAGCATGTGAGTCAGTATTTTTATAGTTTCTACCAACTATAGATAACGGCTCGTTAGTATGATCATTCATAAGCAATACACGCTTGTGATACTTAGACATACCAGTCCCTTCTGTTTTCATATCATCATAGAACAAAGGCAAAGTGTATGTTCCAAAGGTTACACTTTCTGGCAACGATCCTAAGTCTTCAATGATCTGCTGTCGCTTGTTACTTCTTGATGTAAATGTAGCTACTGTGTTCATTATATTTCCTTTATTTTCTAGTTGAGTGAGTGAAACCCCACAGGATTGAGGGGTTTTAAACACGAAGTTACTTAATGGTATAACTAAACTTATCAAGTTCATCTTGATATTGTACATGTCTTATGAGTCCTTCGGCTGCTAAGTCCCACTCTCTTTTATGCAACCCATTTACTAACCGCTTCTTTAGTTTGCTTCCACTAGATAAACCTAGTAGCTGGCTAACTGTAGTCCATCCTAAGTCTTTAGGATTAGCGTGATCTCTTAACTTATTTCTAAGAAAGGTAATCTTCTCTTCATAAGACAAACTTGGTTCAATTGTTGGTTTCATTTTTAATTTTATCCTCCTCATCATATATTGCTATTCGTTTCTTAGATTCTTCTTCATTCATTTTAAACCTACCAAATGAAAGTATAACTGAAGTTATTAAATTATTATAATACATAGTTCTACTAGGCTCTTCAGCATACATAGCTCTTCGCTCTAAGTATTTTAATAAAGACTTTGTAATAGCAGGTGTTGAACTAATGTAAGTTAACATGTCTAACTTACTCTCTAATACTTCAACAGCAACTATAACTTCATGTAATTTTTCTTCTAAGTAACTCAGTTCTGATATCTCATCTAACTCTTCTAATTCTAGTAATATATTATTTAAAGAACCCATTGTAACACTCCATTAAAGTTTAAGATTAAAAGAAGTACCTTTAAATCATAGCAATTAGTAGCAATAACGTTTTAAAGGTACTTCAGTAAAGTAAAACTACTAAAATATTTTAGCATATTTTAGTAGTAAAGTCAATGACTAGTTCACACTTATTTATTGCACCTTCTTAATAGATAGCTTGCTACTAATCAAGTCTATGTTTTTTTTATTAGACTCTAAACTATCTAAAGCTTTTTGCTGAGTGTCATAGACTTCTAACGACTCCCATATTCTAGAGTCTGAGCTATACAAATTAACAGCTATGTATACAAATTTCATAAGCCTACTTCCCTTGCTAACCACATTACATTGACTGCTTTGTTTGGATGACGCTTAACTTTTCCGTCTACTATTTTATAATAGTAACCATACATAGCTTCTGAAGGCTTAGTTTTACAAACAAGAATCTGATCTTCTTCTTTAAAGTTTCTAAGAAAACCTTTTAAAGTTTTACTCATCCACCACATTTCAATGTTTGCTTTAGCTTTAGTTGCATAATACATATTATTATCCTTTGTTAATTTCAAAAATGTAACGATTCTCTGATACTTTATAAAAAGTATAGCGACCTTTGCAATAAACATTAGCTGCTGCACCTACTCGATTGTACATTTTATCACCAGTTTTACATTTAACTTCAAACCAATGACCACGTTTCATAGGTGCTAGTAACTCTCTCCAGTTTGATGCTGGCTGAGTATTTCTTTTAGGTGCTGGACGATTAGTGATTACTTTTAATTTTAAAATGCTCATGTTATTTCCTTTTATAGATTTCATTATTTAGTTCCTGTTACAGTTGCATTAGAGCTAACCCAAACTTTATTTATAAGTTTATAAACTTCTAAATTTTGATCTTTTATTTCTTTATTACGAACTACCTTAGTTTCTTTAACCTTATAATGTTTTGCAATTACATCATTATTAGGATTTTTATTTGTTATAACAATGTTATCTCCTCTTGTGAAATGTTTAGTAAACCCTTGAATAGTATCAGATAATGTCCAGATATTAGATACTGAGTAAGCTCGTCTTGCATAATACATTTTATTCTCCTGATAAATCTTCTATAAATTTAATTTCTTTACCATAACCAAAACAATATATAATAACTTTATCTCCTTTATCATCTGTAATAATTACATCCCAGTTTGGATCAGACTCAGAGCCTTCTCTTTTAGGACACTTTTTTAAAGTAACGCTAACTGCGTTATGTACAAAAGTTCTTGTTCCTATTGTCATATCATCTCCTGTAGTTTAAAAAAAATTGAAGCCCGTAAGGGTGAGGGGTTTAATTTTTTGATACCTATCTTGCTCCAACAATAGTATATCTAGAAACATATTTTAAAACTGTTTTATTCTACCTCTTGATTTAGTCTTTCAATTTCAGTAAACAAACTATTTATTAAACCTTCTAATCCTTCTATGTGTTCATGTAAATGAATTATTTCTTTGTCAAGATCTATCATGATATTCATACTTATATATCTCCAACAATAGTATATCTAGAAACTTATTTTTAAAAAAACTGAACAGTTTACAGACATGTTCAGGTCTTTCTAATACTAAAGTAAATGCTGATCTCTATGATCATATAGATCTAATATCAGTTCTGATAGCATTGATCTGTATCTATCTTCTATACAATCAGGACTAATAGTTTTTAAAGAAGATATACAATGTTGAGCTTTGCTCAATGCTGTTATCTTCTCATCTATATTCTTTATAATATTACAAGGATCTTTGTTTACTTCTAAAAAATTATTCATATTATCTCCAACAATAGTATATCTAGAAACCTAGTTTTAAAAAAAAAGCTGAGCAGCCTAATAGACTGCCCAGCTCTCTTGATCTACTTAGCCCTTCAGAGTTGCTAAGAAACTAGCTAACACCTCAGTCACTGGCCGAGCGTCTGCCTTTGTGGCATAACGATCTTGTTTAACATAAGCTGCTGAAGACATATCAATGTCCTTCTTAGCAGCTTCTTCAATGAAGTACTGATGAAGTCCGGGGACAATCTCATCTAATGAGACTATCTGGTTCATCTGACCTTCAGCTGAGCCTAAGAACTGCTGAACTAAACTGTTCGTTAGAGCAGCAGTCTCATCATCTGCCTTGGCCCAAGACTCAAAGAAGTCTTTGATCAAAGCATAAAGCTTGCCATTCATACAAGCTTGTGGATCAGCATCCTTCTTAGCAGCCCAAGCCTCTCTAGCAATAGGCTCCAAGTTAGGCAGACAGCTAAATCGAGAAGCTATAGCGCCACATTGACTTGCTGTTGCACGTTGGACTGATGAAGTAGCGGTTGTTGAAGCTTTTACGTTGTTAGTCATAGTAGACTCCTTAGTTTTAAGATTAAAAGATTTGAGAGTTTATTTGACTCTCAAGAAAGAGAGTTAAATAAATTTTTAAATCTTCTTAAAACTAAGGAGTCTACGCTTTTTTGACTGACAGCGTAAAAGCTTGCTGCTTCGTCGGTTTAACGTGCTAAGTCAATGAAGCTACTCGATTTAGTAGTTTGCCTAACCAGTATTAATATCCTCACCCTACACTCTATACAGACTTTGTAAACTAGACAGTCTACCTAAACCATACTATCTAGACAGTCTAGCTGCCTAGTTAGTATAGACTTTACCAGACTGCTAGGTCTATTAGACTGCTAAGCTATCTAGACTATACAATCTCATGGATCTACACACCCGGGCAGGTCACCACCCCCCCTACCGGGGTATATATAGCAATCACATACATTTCTACAGAATTAAGTAAGTGTACCAGACAAGCGGAACTATAAAGTCTTTACTTAGAAACTAGGAAGGTTTGGAAATAAGGAGGGGGTTTTACAGCACTATAAACAGTATCTCTATTTACTATGCAAACCTTGGACAAGGACTGCTTTAGTATACAGTTGAAACTCTAGTTTGTCAAGATATTTTAATACTTTCATATATTACTTGACAAAACCTTAATACAACCCTATAATACAGGGATATGAATTATTCTATTGAAAGAAAAAGTAGTAGTAAAAAACTAACTGAAATGCAACAGTCTTTCTTAGATCATGTTGTTTCAACGGGAGGTGATCTTAAACAATCTGCGGAATTAGCAGGATACAAGAGCAATCACTATCAAGTAATTCAAAGCTTAAAAGACGAATTAGTAGATTTGGCCCAGAACCTGTTAGCTCACAACGCTCCAAAAGCTGCGTTTAAGCTTGTGGAAATAATGCAGAGTGATAGACCTTTCCCACAAGTTAGTTCAAAGTTACAAGCTGCTCAGACTATTTTAGATAGAGTAGGTGTTACAAAGACAGAAAAAGTTAGTGTAGACCACAATATATCAGGTGGTTTATTTATTTTACCTAAAAAAGAATCAGTTATTTTAGAAGGTGATTTTGATGAAGCTTAACGAAGATGTTTCACCTATTCCTGAAAAGTATATTAAACGTGTAACGTCCACAATACCTTTTGGTTACCGTATATCAGACATTAGTGGTTGGTTAAAGCCTGTAGATTCTGAATTAGAATCTTTAGATTTTATTTCTAAAATGGTTGCTAATGAAGAGTTAAGTCTTAGACTTGCTTCAGAATGGCTGGAACATAAGACAAACCGTACTATGTCAGCACGAGGATTACAAAAACACGTAGATAAACTTTATGGTCGAAGAGACGAAAGATTGGCTAATCCATCCTGAAAAATACTTAAAGAATGAAGATGGTTCTTTTGTTTTAAAAGTAGATGGTACACCAAAAAAAATATCAGGGCGTAAGTTAGGTACTAAACCGAAAGGTTATAACTACCACTCTGAACAGAAAGCTAAAATTTCTGCAAGGAGATCTGTTAAGACTACGCAAAATAAGATAAATTCTTTAAGTAAACAGATTACTGACAAAAGAAAAGCACTCAGTAAGAAACAAGAAATATTTAAAAAGCTAGACGCACGTAGTAATAATCAACTTGTTGAAGAAGATTATTTAGATACACTACCAGATAATGTAAAAAAACATCTAGAAGAAAACCAAGACAACATAGTTTTTAAAGCTAACGAAGGGCCACAAGAAGACTTCCTAGCTTCGAGCGAATTAGACGTTCTGTACGGTGGAGCAGCAGGGGGTGGTAAGAGCTATGCAATGCTCGTAGATCCTCTCAGATACGCTCACAGAGCCGCACACAGGGCGTTAATACTAAGACGGTCTATGCCAGAGCTACGAGAGCTTATAGACAAGTCAAGGGAGTTATACCCTAAAGCTTTCCCCGGTTGTAAATACCGTGAAGTAGAGAAGCTTTGGAACTTTCCTTCAGGGGCTAAGATAGAGTTTGGTTTCTTGGAGCGTGATGCAGACGTATACCGTTATCAAGGACAAGCGTATAGTTGGATAGGTTTTGATGAGATTACTCACCTACCCACAGAGTTCTCTTGGAACTACTTAGCTTCACGACTACGTACAACAGACAGTGAAATAACGCCTTACATGCGTTGTACTGCTAACCCCGGAGGCATTGGTGCTCATTGGGTTAAAAATAGATACATATTACCATCTGAACCATACACAAGTTTTTTAGGTAAAGATGGTCTTACAAGAAAGTTTATACCTGCTCGTTTAGAAGATAATCCTTTTTTAGCAAAGGATGGGCGCTACGAACAAATGCTTAAAGCTTTGCCCCCTACGCAACGCAAGCAGCTATTAGAAGGTAATTGGGACGTTAACGAGGGGGCGGCTTTTACCGAATTTGATATAGATGTTCATGTAGTACCTCCATTCCAAATCCCGATTCACTGGGATAGAGTTAAAGGAGTGGATTATGGTTACGCCAGTGAGTCAGCTTGTGTATGGGCTGCTATAGATCCAAGTGACGGTACTCTTATTGTTTATAGAGAATTGTATCAAAAAGGTTTAACAGGCGAAGACTTAGGATACAAAATTACAGAAATGGAAGTAGAAGATCCTTTCTCAGTTCAAGGCGTATTAGATACAGCAGCATGGTCCCATACTGGGACTACAGGCCCTACAGTCGGTGAAACATTAGTAAGACAAGGCCATAAACTGCGTAGAGCAGATAAAAACAGAATACAGGGTAAAATTCAAATCCACGAATACTTGAGGCTTCAGCCAAGCGGACGACCAAGATTACAGATTTTCAGTAGCTGTCCTAGCCTGATACGCGAGCTTCAAAGTATTCCTCTGGATAAGAGTAATCCTGAAGATGTTAATACACATGCTCCTGACCACGCATACGATGCCTTACGGTATCTTATTATGTCAAGGCCAAGAGTAAATGACCCACTAGCACAGATGCGGCATTTACGTATGGAACAAGCGTACACACCCGCAGATGCAGATTTCGGATATTAATATATGTCAGATGAAAATAGCTTAACAGCTAACGGTCTATACTTTGAACAAGTAGAAGACGAGCAAGGTATGCAATTGACTTTAGAAGAGTCTTTGCGTAATAACTTTGTTGGTCTTCTTATGGATCGTTACGAACAGGCTGAAAGCACTAGAGATATTGATGAACAGCGTTGGTTAACTGCATATCACAACTATCGTGGTTTGTATGACAAAAATGTACGCTTTAGAGAGTCAGAAAAATCTAGGGTTTTCGTTAAAGTAACTAAAACAAAGGTTTTAGCAGCTTTTGGACAGCTAGTAGATGTTATATTTGGAGCTAATAAGTTTCCTATAGGCATCTCAGAGACTAAAATACCAGAAGGTATTAGTGAATATGCTCACCTAGATCCTCAAAATCCTCTTCCCGGTATTGAAACTTCAGATGAACAACCTCCTGAAGATGGAAACGCGGCAGAAACAGAAAAAGAAAATCCTTTTGATGTAGGTTTTGAGGGTGATGGTAAAGTATTAAAGCCCGGAGCTACTTACGGGTCTGGTAAGTTTGATGAAACTCCTATTGAAGCAGAAGTATCCGATCAACTTGTAGATGGAGCCAGCCCTAATCCAGCAGCTATAGAAGTTAGCCCAGCAAAAGAAGCTGCAAGACGTTTAGAGAAATTAATTCATGATCAAATTGAAGAATCTAACGGCGCTAGCGAAATACGTAACGCTCTTTTTGAGTCTGCTCTATTTGGAACAGGCATCGTAAAGGGGCCATTTAACTTTAATAAGACATTAAGTCGTTGGGAAGAAGATGAAGAAGGATCTAGGAGATATTCTCCAATTGATGTGCGCGTTCCTCGTATTGAGTTTGTCAGCATTTGGGATTTTTTCCCTGATCCAAACGCTACAACCATAAACGAAGCAGAATATATATTTCATCGCCACCGTATGAACCGCACTAAGCTGCGTTCGTTGGCTAAGATGCCATATTTTAACAAAGACGCTATTCGTGAAGCCTTAATGATGGGGCCTAATTATGAAGAAAAAGATTATGAACAAGAATTAAAAGATGATCACCGTTCTGAAGCCTCTGGCGCAGGACAGTTTGAAGTTCTGGAGTATTGGGGAGTTATTGACGCTGAATATGCTCGCCAAGTTGGTATGGACATTCCAGATGAAGTAGATGACCTAGATGAAGTACAAGTTAACGCTTGGATCTGCAATGGTCAAATGTTGAGAGCAGTAGTAAACCCCTTTACGCCTTTCAGGTTGCCTTATCATGCCTTTCCATACGAAAGAAACCCTTATAGTTTCTTTGGTATTGGTGTTGCAGAGAACATGGATGATTCTCAAAAAATCATGAATGGTCATGCACGTATGGCAATTGACAATCTAGCGTTGTCGGGTTCATTAGTCTTTGATGTAGACGAAACTGCTCTTGTGGGCGGTCAAAGTATGGAGATATTTCCGGGCAAAGTATTCCGAAGACAAGCAGGAGTACCGGGACAGGCAATTAATGGCTTGAAGTTTCCTAACACCTCACAGGAAAACATGATGATGTTTGATAAATTCAGACAGCTTGCAGATGAACAGACAGGTATCCCAAGCTATTCTCATGGTCAGACAGGTGTCCAGAGTATGACGCGAACTGCTTCAGGAATGTCCATGCTACTTGGCGCAGCATCCCTTAATATCAAGACTGTTATTAAAAACCTTGATGATTTCTTGTTAAAGCCTATGGGCGAAGCATACTTCCAGTGGAACATGCAGTTCTTAGAGTCTAAGTTAGATGTTAAAGGTGACTTAGAAGTAAAAGCCACAGGTACTAATAGCTTAATGCAGAAGGAAGTACGTAGCCAACGCTTGACTATGTTCTTACAGACTGCTCAAAACCCTGCTATTGCACCATTCATTAAAATGAACAAGCTAATTAGCGAGCTTGCTTACAGTCTTGACCTTGATCCAGATGAATTGATCAACGATCCAGAAGAAGCAGCACTAATGGCTCAAATTATAGGGATGCAAAATAATGTTGGACAGGCAACTGGCGCGGAAGTTGGCCCCACTGGTGAACAACCCGGACTTATGGGAGGCCCTGAAGGAGCACCTCAACAGCCTCAAGAGCTTGGAGCTACAGGTACTGGCGGTGGCAACATCGGAACTGGAGCTGTACCGCAGTCAGGGGAGGCTGAGTTCTCTGGCTAAGTTAGAGAGTTTAAAGGACAGCGTTAAAGAAGCAATGGAGAGAAAAGATGGCTAATCCAAGTTTATTAAAATTAAAAGATTATGATGCTGGCGGTGATCCTGCTTTTAGCAAGCAAGTAGAAGAAGCTAATAAACAAAAAGAAAAACAACAAGCTAAAAAACTACGTTTAAAAGAAAGTGATACTCGTATGGATTCTTTAGAAGCTATGCCAAATAAAATAAATTCACTTTTAAAACAACAAGAAGAGTATAAAGATTCTAAAGAAATGTTAGATGCTGTAAATGCTATTAGAAATAAAAAAGTTTTAGGTGGTGTAATTAGTAAAGTTATAAAAGCAGTTAAATCTTCTGCAAGAGGTGAAGAAGCTTACCCCGGTGAATCAGGAAGGTTAAGAGATCTAAAAGATTTTGAAGAAATATTAACTAGTACTAATGGAGATGCTGTTAGTTTTAAACAAAAACAATTAGATGAAATTAGAAAAGAAACAGGAGACGACGATGCTTATGTGGATTTTCTTTCTGAATTTGTAAGCGTTAGAGAACAAGATGATCGTATTATTCAACAAGCTAAAGAATTAGGGTACAGCAGATCTAAAACTAAAAATATTTTACAAGGTAAAAAATCAGATATAGAAAAGTTAAACAAAGCCTACGGTGATTTAGAAGAAAAAAGAATAGGGGAAGCAGAAACTTCAGCTTTTAGAGATTCAAAAGCAGAAGGCGGTTCAATGCTTGTGCCACCCGAAATGAGTATGGAACCCGAAATGGGTATGGAACCTGAAATGCCTGTAGATACTTTTACGCCTGACGAACAAGTAATGGCAGAAGAATCACAGGTTCCAGACGATCAAATGGAAGATGACTACATGGGCTTTGTCCTTGATGAGTCTTTAGACGAAACAGAACAAGAATATTTAATGAATGCTTTAGAGGCAGACTCACAACTGAGCGATATTTTCGACAAGGTTGTGACAACTGCTTCTGAGTTTTCTGGGGCTGGAAAAGTCGAAGGCCCCGGAGATGGTGTATCAGATTCTATTCCTGCGCGATTAAGCGATGGAGAATTTGTAATCACCGAAAAAGCCACCAGTGAAATCGGAGCAGACAACCTTCAAACAATGATGGATGATGCAGAACGAGAAGCTAGTGGAGGTAAAGTCGGATACGCAGAAGGCGGTTTATTAAGTAATCCTTATGGGTCACTTACAACACCACAGCAGAACGATGAAGATCCAATAGAGAAACTTATGTTGGGTGCTAATCAAATGCCAAGCCTGATGGGAGGAAGACGCTAAAAACAACAACAGTACGGCTACCTTGTATTAACAAGCCCCAGATTTTAAAGACGTTTTAAATTGGCTACCTTGCAAGAAAACAAGCCCCGTAGAAAAGGAGAGTAACATGTCCGAACAGGCATACGAAGAGGAAGAAGTCGCAAACCCGTATAATGCACGTAAACCTTGGCACACACAAGATAGGAAAAAATCTTTAAATGCTGCTGAAAGTTTATATTACCCGGAAGATGAAGACGAAGAACCTCAACAGAAAAAGGCTACCCGTAAAAAGGCCCCTTCTTCTGAGGATGAACCCAATACTAATTATAAAAAACGCTATGATGATTTAAAGAAACATTACGATCAGAAACTTTCTGAATTTAAACGTAAAGAGCAAGAACTATTGGATCAAGCTAGAGTAGCTGAACCCCAATACCAAGCTCCTAAGTCTCAAGAGGACTTAGATCGTTTTAGGCAAGAGTATCCTGATCTATATGATACGGTAGAAACTGTAGCTCACATGAGGAGTCAACAAGAAGTAGAAGCATTGCGATCTAAGCTTTCTGTTATTGAACAACGAGAAGCAGAAATTGCAGCGCGAGAAGCTGAGTCAGCTCTACAGGAACGTCATCCTGACTTTGATCAAATCAGAGGAGATGATGCGTTCCATGAATGGGCGCAGGAACAACCGGATCAAATACAAGATTGGATTTATAACAATCCAAACAATGTTACTTTAGCTGTTAAAGCGTTAGACCTTTATAAGTTAGAAACTGGGAAAGGACAGAATACTCAAAAAAGACGTTCAAATCGTAAGCAGCCACAAAGTTCTGCTGCTGATATGGTATCTACTAAAACAACCAATATAGATGCTAAGGAAGCTAAGATTTGGACAGAAAGTGAAATTGCGAAAATGTCCCTTGACCAATTTGATAGACACGAAGAAGAAATCAATATTGCGATGATTGAGGGAAGGGTTCGTAGAGGATAATCTTTTCTACTTAGGAGTAATATAAAATGGCTTATAACCAATCAGACGCTCTATTTGAGCAAAGTACAGACACTAACGGTAACTTTGGTAATTCAGTAGCAGGTCAAACGAACTCGTTTTTCCTCCCCAAAGTATATTCCAAACAGGTACTCAACTTCTTTCGGAAGTCTTCAGTAGCGGAAGCTATTACGAACACCGATTATGCTGGTGAGATTTCTGGTTATGGTGACACTGTACGAATCATCAAGGAACCTGTCATTACTGTTTACCAGTATGAGCGTGGCGCAGATATAACTAAAACAGCTTTGACTGACCAAGAAGTTAGTCTTGTTGTTGACACTGCTAACGCATTCAAGTTCATCGTTGATGATATTGAAACTAACATGTCGCATGTAAACTTCCGCGATGTAGCAACCTCTTCAGCAGCTTACGCTTTGCGTGATGCTTTTGATGAAGGCGTAATTGCTACGATGTTTGCGGGTGTTTCTGCTGCAACCCCTAACCACATCCTTGGTTCTGACGATGCAACCGACCTTGCTGCTGGTACTTTTGACGGTACTGGTAACTTGGACATTGGCTTTGGCTCATCTGAGCATGATCCTATTGACGTTCTTTCTCGTATGGCCCGTCTTCTTGACGAGCAAAATATTCCTGAAGAAGGTCGTTGGTTCTTGGCTTCACCTGAGTTTTACGAAATTCTCGTACAAAGCTCATCTAAGCTTTTGTCAGTAGACTACAATGCCGGTCAAGGCTCCATCCGTAATGGTTTGGTAAGCTCTGGTAAGCTGCGTGGTTTTGACATGTATAAGACTAACAACATTGCTGCAACGTCTAACGCTGCTGGTAAGTGTCTTGCTGGTCACATGTCTGCTACTGCTACGGCTCAGACCATCACTAGCACTGAAGTCATTCGTGACCCAGATAGCTTTGGCGACATTGTACGTGGTCTTCACGTATATGGTGCTAAGGTACTGCGGCCAGATGCTATGGTTTCAGCGTTTTATGGTATCGACTAAACTGAACGGGGGCCGTAAAAAGCCCCCAATCTTTTTACACAGGATTTATGTATGCCACAGATAGGAAGTAATAATAATCCAGTAATGTTTAGGAAAGCGATTGTTTCTCAAGAAAGTCGTTTTCGTAAAGGTTTTGACAAAGATAAATATCAAAGCAACTATGATCGTATCTTTGGTAATAAAAATGAATTAGAAATAGCTAGAGAGACTTCTAAAACTTTTAGCATGGAGCAAGAATAATGAAAGATAAGTACATGATGGGTGGTTATAGCATGACAGATAAGATGCAAGGTCAAATGAAAAAGAAAATGGCTGAACCCCGTGGTGGCTATGCTCATGGTGGTAAAGCTATGGGCGGTAAAGCTGATATTGCTGCTATGGAAAAAGCTTGTAGCGCAATGGCCGGTAAGAATAAAAGCGTAACTTACTAATGAAAGTAGACGCTCCTAAAGGTTATCATTGGATGAAGGTTGGTAAAATTCAAAAGCTAATGAAAGATCCTAAAGAAGGGTTTAAGCCTCATAAAGGTGCAAGCAAAAAAGCTAACTTCACAATTCAAAAGGCACACTAATAATGGCAACATTTCTTACGTTAACAAATGAGTTGCTGCGAGAGTTGAATGAGGTTGCTTTAACTTCAGCTACTTTTGCAAATGCTATCGGTGTTCAGCAACACGCTAAAGACTGTATTAACAGAAGCTATTTAGACATTGTTAACGAAGAACCTCAGTGGCCTTTTTTAGCTACTGCTGAAAGCGGTGCTACAGATCACATGTACGGAAATGCGTATGTAGAAACAGTAGCTGGTACTCGTTGGTACGAGTTAAAGCCCTCTTCTAGCAGCATGACAACTGATTACGGTTATATTGATTGGGATAACTTTCTTCTAACAACTGTTGGTGTTTCTGGCGAAACAGCTCCACACACTATCCGTAACCTAAAGTACACGACTACTGAAGAGTGGAAAGACTTCTTTAGAGTTTCTCAGAACAAAGACGCTTCAGACACCCAACAGTATGGTGTTCCTTCCCGCGTAATACGCAGCCCAGACAGCCGTAAGTTTGGTTTAAGCGCCATCCCTGATAAAGTATATCGTATTTGGTTTTATGCCTATGACCTTCCTACAGAGCTTGATGCTTTTGGAGATGCTATTGTATTTGCAGACACTTACAAGCCTGTACTGTTAGCAAGGGCTAGATACTACATGCACCAGTTTAAAGAAAACTCACAAGCTGCTGCATTTGCGCTAGAAGATTATAAGCGTGGCTTAAAACTTATGCGCCTTCATCTTATGGAACCAGCTCCCGGCTATTTCAAAGATGACAGAATGAGATTTGTTTAATGTCTCAGCCTTGGGGATATTCTTGTAAAGGCGGTTTAAACGTCAACCTAAATCAGCTTGAAATGCTTCAGCAGCCGGGACAAGCTACAAGGCTTCGTAACTTTGAAGTAGATCCTGATGGCGGCTACAGGCGCATTGACGGCTTTACACCATTTGGTGACACAAAACCAAACGGCAGTGAAGCAGTATTAGGCATGGCTGTATATGCTGATGGCGTTATTGTTTGTTCAGGCACTGGTATATTTTTTAGTATTGATGGTGAAGAAACATGGATGCAAATCAACAAGGCTGATGTTCATAGTAGCGGTGATGACTACGGAACTTTTAACAGCCGTGCAAATGCCGATAGAACAAATCAGGGACGCTGTACTTTTGCAATCTATGAGGGTACTTCAGATTACGGGCAAATTGTAATCTGTGACGGAGTGAATGAGCCATTTTTATTTCAGATGACAGGAACAGCGGGTTTAAGCTCTAGAACCTTTTTTGCTAAAGAGATTACTGTAAGCAGCACTGTAGGCCCTGCAATAGCAGTTATACATGATAAACATCTTGTAGTTGCTGGTGATGCGTCATCTAAAAATACTGTATACTATAGTGGTACAAATCATATAGATAGTTTTAGTAGTGCAGGATCAGGTAGCGTAGTAATTTCTGACGCTGTTGTAGGACTAGCAAGCTTTCGTGGTGATTTAATTATTTTCTGTAAAAATAGTATTCACAAGCTTTCTAACATTAACGATCCTACTAACATAGCAGTTACGCCTATTACAACTAATGTAGGTTGTTTATCTCACGGAAGCATACAAGAAATTGGTGGTGATGTTTTATTTCTTGCACCTGATGGTGTCCGTACTGTGGCAGGTACAGCAAGAATTGGTGACGTAGAGTTAAGCTCTGTTAGCAGACAAATACAAGAAATATTAAAAGATGTAGCAGCTAACTCTGGTTTTATTATTACTAGCGCAGTTTTAAGAAGTAAGTCTCAGTACAGATTATTTTATACTACTAATACTGAAAGTCCTTCAGTTGCTAAAGGTATTATTGGAACATTAACCTCTAATGGTTTTGAATGGTCAGAAACACTAGGCATTCAGGCACTGGGTATTATTTCTGACTTAGATGCGGATGGAGTAGAAAAAGTATATCATGGTGACAAAGATGGTTATATTTACAACCATGCAGCAGGTACTTCTTTCTATAATGCAGGAGAGGCTACTAATATTTCATCAGTTTACCAAACTCCTGACTTTGACTTTGGTGATGTGGGAACTAGAAAAACTTTGAAGTATGCTAGAGTTTCTTTTAGTCCTGAAGGAGAAGTTCTTCCTAGTTTTAGGGTACGTTATGATTATGAAGATCCTAACATACCTCAACCAGAACCTTTTTCTATAGCTACAATTGCACTACCTGCTATTTTTGGAACAGCAGTATTTAATGCTGTAACCTTTGGAGCAACCAGTGACCCTATGGAGCGTCTTACATTGGAAGGCTCTGGACATACATGTAGCTTTAGAATTTTTAGCGACGATCAAAAACCATCATACGCTGTAAACGGTATTTACATAGATTATATGCCTTCAGGCAGGAGATAAATTAATGGCTCAGAATTATACAAGACAAAGTTCGTTTGCTGATGGCGATACAATTACAGCGGCTTTATTTAACAATGAATTTAACCAAGTAGTAAACGCTTTTGCATACTCTGCAAGCAGTGACAGCTCTACTGGACACAAGCACGATGGTTCTAGTGGTCAAGGCGGTAACATTCCGCAGATTGGTGACATAGACTTTTTAAACAAGATTGTTGTAGACAACACAAATAATAGGTGGGGCTTTTATGTACAAGTTTCAAGCGGCACAGTGGAACAGCTTCGCATCCAAGATGGTGCTATTGTTCCTGTTACTAACAATGATATTGATCTTGGGACATCCTCACTGGAGTTTAAAGATTTATTTTTGGATGGAACAGCTCACATTGATACTTTGGATGTCGATGTCAACGCCACGGTTGCTGGAACTTTAGG